TGAATCTCCATTTGAATATAACCGTTTAACGAGGCTTGAAACGTAGCTACGTGACCTGTGTCGGTATAACCCAATGTGCCGACTGCAAAAGCACCTTGAGTAGTGGTTGTCAAGACAGCTGCAGGCGCAATATGCTGCGGGGCTGACAGCGCAGTACCGTTAAAAGTAAAAGTAGAGGTCTGATTTAAAGTAGTTGTGCCTTGACCATACGGAATATAGTTTGTAGTAAAAGTAGTACCAGGAGCTTTATTATTAAAAGTAGACCAATCGGTAGAACTTAAAACACCTCTATTACTCGCTGAAGCCGTAGGCACGTTCAAAGTAATTACAGGAGTGGTTGTTCCAGTAGCCACAGTAGAAGATAAATCTGTCCCTGTAGTTCCTAGGGTTAAAGCTGCCACGCTAGTGACTGTACCTAGGTTTCCTGTAAGCAGTACTCCATTAGCCGTTACCGTACCGTTAGTTGCCAATGCTCCAACGCTTGAAAGAGTCATCAAGCTAGTAACACCTACGCCAGCGTTATACCATGCAAATCCATCTGATGTACCAGCACTAAACCGTGCAGTAGGAGACACATAATCAACAACTACTCCGTCAGTATAACTACCGCTAAATGCCCCTATTGAGTAACTTCCACCACTCATCACACTGTTTGGAGCTTTTAAACTAGTTCCGTCAAAAGTAAATGTTGATGAGTTTGCAAATGCACTTGTACCGTTACCGTAGGGTATGTAATTTGCTGTAAGACTACTTAAGCCCGTACCGCCATTAGCAACGGGGGTAATACCAAGCAAAGTTAACAATTGAGCAGTAGTAGCTGCAGTGGCGTATCCCGAGGTGTTATTAGCATAAACAAAACCCGTTAAACCGCCAACTTGTAAATTAGTGGTAATTAGATTTGTAAAAGATTCAGTGGTTGAGCCAGGAATCTTCTGCCATGTACCATTACTAAAGATTGCCCAGTCACCAATATTCCAGCCAGAAAAACCGTTCAAAGTGGTATTTCCAGCAGTGGTTACTACGTAATAATAACCTGCGGTACCTACGCTAGAAGTTAGAGTAGGTACGTTAGTGTTAGCATTCCATGTACCTTGATAAGCGGGAGCATTACTAGCTTGAGTACTTATTGATGTGATTTGACCTTGAGTGTTGACAGTAAGTACAGGAACCACAGATGAAGATCCATATGTACCTGCCGTTACACCAGTGGTGGCAATAGCTATAGTAACTGGAGCCGACCCGTTAAAACTAGTGCCAGACAGTCCAGTGCCGATTGTTAGAGCACTGGTTGTGGTAGCAGTAACTGTTGTGGAGCCACCTAGACTAACTGCATTACCGTTAATAGTGATAGAACTATTTGTCAATCCGCTGTTAGGTATGGTAGCGTTAATCTGAGCTGGAGCAATGCTAATTGCAGAGTTTCCAGCAAGGGTCAATTGCCCTTGAGCATTTACAGTAAATGTACCCACTGTAGAGGCTGAACCGTAACTAGACGCTGTTACGGCAGTATTTGCAATAGAAATTGTACCCGTAGAAGTGATTGGACCACCAGTCAAGCCAGTACCTGTGGAAATTGAAGTTACTCCACCGCCAACCGCAATCGCACCCCAAACTCCATTCGCATAACCCTCAAAGTTAGCATTGTCCGAGTTGTATCGGAACGTACCGTTACCAGTACCAGGACGTTGAGCCGTTGTCCCGATTGGGACAATCATACCACCAACTCCTGGTAGAATAGGGTTATTCACGAGGCTAACTACTGGAGCGGTAGTACCCGTAGCTACTTGAATCTGATTAGCAGTACCAGTTACCGAGGTAACCGTACCGTCACCAATACCTATATTAACCCATGCTCCAGATTCATAGAACTCGAATCTAGAGGTGGTAGTGTTATAACGCATTTGACCTAGATTAGCTAAGGCAGGTCTTTGAGCTGAAGTTCCATTAGGAACCGTTATTCCAGCCCCTCCAGGGAATATAGCATCATTAGAAATTGAAATAGCTGGGTTACCAGTTGAACCAGTGCCGTTTGAAATATTAATTTGACTACTAGTACCAGTTAACTGCACATTAGAGATTGCAGAACCATTGATTGTGAGTAATCCTACTCCTGAGGAGTTAGCTAAGGCATAGAGCAGTCCCGTCGCAGCAATTGTAGGGCTTCCACTAATGCCATTGCCGTTCGTTACTGAGAGACCTAATCCGTTAACTGCAATAGAAGTAGCAGCAACCGTACCTGCGCCAGTCTTGACAATCAATCCGTAAGTAGCTATTTCAAGAGAGCCAGAAGTTCCGTTTAAATAAAGGTTGTATTTACCTTGAGAACCACCGTTCGTAGCTCCAATGCCAATACTAGTCCCAATATACTGGCTGTTAGGTAAGGTTGGTTCTTGATTTATGGTTAGAAAAGTCTGAGTTTGACTTGGACTAGCAACTAATTGACTAACAGTAGCGTGTACAGTCTGTCCATTTTGAACGATAGGGACTAACTCCGCTCCTGTAATAGCTGAGGGGGCATTTGGTAATTGAGAAATTCTGATGTTCGCCATAATTAATCTTTACTAAGGTGCAAGGTTATCGAGGTTTCCATCAATATCATCTTCAGATGTTTCAGGAGCAATACCTGACTCACCTGCAGTTCCTTGTGTTACATTGTTAGGTGAATTTATGACATTAGGGTCAGTCGTAATAGCATCATTATACTGTGCAATGTCAACATCAGGGCGCGGAAATCTGATTGAAATTTTCTCAGGTTGACGCGCAGGGAGCCTATAAGGATCCCATTGATCTGAGCATCCATAAACGCATACACGTAATGCAGGAATGTTACCGTCAGGCACAATATCGCTATAAGCCCGCTTAAATTTACAACGATCACAAATAGCTATTGAAAGCACATTATTGCCAACTGTATTTAACCATTTAGGCATGTTGGATGCTTTCAAAGTGTAGTCGGGTTACTTTTAATAATGACCTTATTCTGCAAGTTTTAAGATAACTTTCTAATCTTTTTTGTTTACCTTCTTCAGATATCTTACCGTATCCGTTTTTCTTTCTAATAGCGTGAGAAGCCTCTGCTGCCTTTTGTCGTTTTATTCTGATTTCTTGAGCAAATATTGGATCTTTAATTTTTTCTTTGTAACTGGCATTGTATTTGTCAAAGGCATTTCCATATTGACCTTTAGCCCTTTTTGTTTCAGCCATTTGTTTTGCAACTTCTGGAGTATACATTGGATTATCATCTCCACCGCGAGTGATATTTGTCAATGTTCCAAATTTTCTAAAATAAGAAATTAACAAAACTTCTTCATTTAATGCTTTTTTCTCATTTTCAAATTCAGCTAATATAATAGGATTAAACCCATGCTTTTTAACAACAAAATTCCAGTGCCTATTTCTGCATGTAGGATCATACGCGCGGTCTTTTTTACCTTTACCAATGTAAAAGATTTCCCCAGAAGGTTTAGTGTGAGCGTATACGTAGTACATGATCAAATTATAACTTATCGGGTGTAATAAGATATATTTGGAGCAAAGTAAATAGGACTTTTATCTCTATTTTCACTTTGAGCCAGTTGCAGGTGCTTCTCGTATTGCTGTTCACAATACATCATACGCTGAGGATCAACCAGAGGAAGTTCACAAGCCATCTGATGTGCTAACCCCCATTGAATCGCTAAATAGAAATATTGGGGAATCTCAATCTGACCGCTCAAATCTCCTACGTCTTGAACGTATCTGTTTAACCAGAGTTCAATCTGCGGTTGAATAGAGTTGGGTACTGGCCAAACTTCCATATTGGGCTGTGGAATTGTACGGTTAAACCAATACTGCAAAGGGCGTAAAGATTGAAATTGACGGTTAGGTAGATTTGAGTAATCATCCCTGTTCATACGTGCCATAGGGATTGCTACGGGCATTGTACCGAATTGAACCTGATACACTGCCATGTTAACGCCTGAAACCTGCTTAATACGCCAATAAGGTTGAGTAACCGTAGCGGGTAAATCATAATATAACCATTGACCCGCTACCCAGTTTACCGTACCAACGTCTTGAACAGTAGTCCAGGTGCTACCGTCAGCAGAAGCCTGAAGTTGAACGTAAACACTACCCGTAACAGCAGGATATATACCAACCGTATTAATATAAAGAGGATTACCCGTACCGTTACTAATACCAATAGAACCTGTATTCGTGGTTAATTGACACACATTAGCGCCAATACCGTCAAAAGCATAAGCGGCATTACCAGATGTAGAATAATATCCAGCGGTTATGTTAGTAGTAGTGCGATAATTAGCATTCAGAACGTCAACCGTACCAACAGGTAAATAGTAATAAGTCTGACCAGGAACTAATCCCATAACGTACTTATTAATTGCCCAATAATTAATACCCCAATTGGTTAAACTGGAAAGTAAATAATAGAGACTAGCCTTAGCAGCGTTTACCTGCTCAACGGTTAATTCTTCAGCGAGTTTACCCGCGCGACGAGCACCATGATCAATCAAGTCTTGAACGCTGATTACAGTTTGAGAAACAGTTCCACTAGTGCTCATTTATTACCATCCTGGACATTTCCATCGTTTCAAAGAGGCTTTTGCACGAGGTGCTTCACCTTTTGACTTTTTTACCACACCCGACATTCTTGCACAGAATGAATCTTTTCTTGAACCACCTTCAGGTTGCGGGGCTTTTAAATGAGATCCCGTTTCCCGATTATACTTTTCACGACCTTTTTCAGTAAGACCAGCACCTTTACTGGTTGGTAACTTTTCACCGCGCTTAACGCTTAATGAAACTTCACCGCCAGATTTCTTTTTAGCAGTTGCCATTTTACCAGTTCTTGATCTTTTTTACTGTACCGCCAGTCTTTTTCGCTTCTCGCTTTTCGCTATACGCTATGGCTACTGCCTGCTTAACTGGTTTACCCGCTTTAACTTCAGCAGAAATATTATGCTTAAAAGCCTTTTCAGATTTTGATTTGATCAATGGCATGGTTAAGTTCCATTACCAGTAACATTGTTATTATTCTGAATTAAAACGCCTGACACATAAATATTGGCTACGTAAGGGCTACCTGTATTAGCGACAATCTCCCATTGAATATCAGTTCCACCAATATAAGATACTGGATAGTCAGTTGGAATACTAAGTGCTTGTACAAATACCGCTTGAAATAAAGTGGTACCGAGTCCCGTAGCAGGTGCTGTGTACGTTCTTACTTTGTTATATCCACCGCTAGTTAAAGAGGTACTTGCATCTGCTTGATAAAACAGTTGATAGAAAGTATACCCATTAGGGACAGAGTACAAAGACATTTGAGTATTACCTGTACCAGCATTAATCTGCGCATAGAAAATTGCAGCAGAGGTTGTGCCTTTGAGAGTTACGTTACCTAATGCATTACCTACTACAGAAACCATTGAGTTGATGCGGAAGTAGTTATTAACTGTAGAACCGCCAACTTGAGTAAAGGTGATTGGTCCAACTGTTTGGCTTACTGATACTGTCCAGCTTAAACCAGATCCAGCAGTAATATAAGTACCCGCAGTAACGCCTGTACCTGTGATATATTGACCAATGGTAATAGTGCCACTTGTAACACTTGATACCGTTAGGGTTGTTGTACTAATACTACCCACAAAAACAGCTGAGTTAGTGAGAGCCAGTGTTTCTGAAATTGGATTATAGTTAATGTCTAAACCATTAATCTTTACTGTAAAACCGATATCTCCAACTGCAGAACTAGAGATAATCATAGGTAATGCAGTAGCTGGGTATGGGTAAGCACCGCCTGAAAGTGTTGCACCTTCCCATACTGGTCCGTAGGCTGTAGAACCTAATGAAGATGTAAAACCAGTAATATAAATAGGGGTATGCCCAGTGATTTGACCACGGGACACTTGTAATGGAAACGGTTCAAACGCGCCAGCACGAGTTACTGAAGCAACAATATTACTCATAAAATCTCCAAATTAAAGAAAGCAGGGGTATTAACCCCTGCAATTCTTAATAATTACACTTACCGCCTGCTTTTTTAGCAGTAGACACTTTAGTAGTATGCGTTTTATGCGTACTACCGCCATGCGCCATGTGTTCCTTGTGGGAAACGTGACCACCGTGTTCATGATGCTTAGCAGCACTTTTGTGATGAGAAACGTGACCACCATGAGCCTCATGAGTAGCAGAATGCTTGTGATGAGCCACATGACCGCCATGTTTGTAACCAGCTGGATCTTCTTTTATAGAACCTGTGCCTGCCTTTTTGGTAGGCATTTTTGAACCATCATTGATCTTAGAGATATACTCTTTAGCAGTAGCTAAGCCACCTTTGGCGAACTTTTTAAGAGCACCGCCATGCTTATAACCTTTACCTTCAACACCTTCAGTTTTGGTATGGATTGATTTAGTTTGCTTAGCTTGATGAACTCTATCTTCTATGTCAATCTTTGGTTTTAGAGTAGTTTTGGTTTCAAAACGATCAATTGCCGCACCGCCATCTTTTTTATGCATTTTACCACCTGAGCACATTTTAGCTTCATGCTTGTGATGTTCATGCATTTTAGCGTGATGAGCAGAGCCACCTTCTTTATGCTTTGCGGCATGGTGCTTAGCCATGTGTTTGTGATGTTCATGTGAACCTTCTGGATGACCAGAGATATGATGAACTTTACCACCATGTTTGTAGCCTGGACCTTCAATACCCTCTGTGCCTTTTCTTTCAGCACGAGTAGCTTCAAGACCACCTGCGAGTCCACCCATGGTGTTTGGACCAGCTTTTGGAGCACGACCACCCGCTTTTAAGCCATGATGCGCTTTGCTAGCTTTTTCATGCTCATGATGTTTGAGTTCACCTTTGAGGCTTTTGATTTCGCGTTCTTCTTTACGCTCTTCAGCTGCAGATTCTGCTCGACCGCCTTTAGCCATGTGTTTTTTATGTGCATGACCACCGCGCTTCATACCGCTACCAACTTCATCATCTGAAGGCTCAGTTGTGAACTCTTTAGGTTCACGTAAAAATTTCTTAGTTGCCATGGTTTATATCTCCTGATTAGGCTTGGTTAACACCAAGTGCACCGATGCGAGTTGCATTTGGACCTGCACCAATAGCAGGGACAGCTAGTGTCATAACTAAACGACGAATACCGTTACTTGCGGTTGAAGGTAAGTAGGTAGAACGTACATCACCCGTAGCCGAAGTAGCTGGGTTAGTCATATCAGCAGCAACAAAAGTTCCAGTGTCAGAAGCTAAAGCACCTGCCCATCCTGGATCAACCACATAACCAGCGTCAATAACTCTAACTGGAGAACCTAAAATATCAGTAGTTCCGATAGCCAAGGTCGCACCTGCTGAACCACCGATAGCAACAGTTGATACTTGATAGAAGGCTTTTAAACCGTTCACTGTAGTAGAAACTGCAGGACTGCTAGTGATAGTTTGGGTCATGGCTTGACCGTAATAGTCATAGCCAGACACTGTAACTGTCACTGGAGCAGTACCGAGGGTAAATGTTAAACCGCTAATTGTACCTGCAGTAGTTGTAACTACACCACCTGCGGTTGTAGTCAAAGTAGCTGTGGTAGCTGTTACAGCCGTCAAAATGTAAGTTGTAGGGTTAGTATAACCCGCTATTGCACCTGAACCGCCTGCAGTACCAGTTACAGTCACATATTGACCAGAAACTACGTTTGCATTTGATGTATAAGAGATCTGACCTGTTGTGCCAGTTGCTGTAGCAACACCCGCCAAAGCAGAACCAGTAGCGGTACCAGTGGTAACACTAATAGCACGTGGGCAATCTAATTGAATTACACTTACACCATCTTGGCGAATAAAAGAAGTAGTACCTGCGCTAGCTGCTAGAGTAGCGTTACCTGCCGTTGCATAAGCTACAGCTGCAGATACGTTATTAGTAGCTTTAGTTACAGGAACAACGTCCCAAATGTAAACACGACCCATTGGACCAACACCAAGGGGCATTGGAGCAGGATCACCAAGGTAAAAGTTACCAGAGGCAGTAATAGTAATAGAACCCGTAGCAGAAGAGGAAGCACTTAAGTTATAAGTACCTACGCTACCTGCACCAGTTCCAAAAGAAGTAATATAAGAACCAGCAGTAATACCTGCACCGTATACAAATTGACCTACAACTAGTGTATCACCAGATTGAAGGGCAGTTACAGTAAGAACAGTAGTAGTTACTGAACCAGTAATTACAGAGGAAATAGCGTTTTTTGTCAAACCCATATTGGTTTGAGCATTACCTAAGAATAGGTCATCTGAAAATTGTGGCATGTGTCTTTCTCCTTGAAAAGCTTAGACATATTACATTAAAGAAAAAGGGCTGACTGTTAAGCCAGCCCTGTATTACTTAGACTCCAGTTGTGCCATACATAGCACGTGGATCTGTCCAGCTTGGCCAATAACGCTCGGTTGCCTTGTAACGCATGGAGTCGGTTTCAAAATCGCCTTCCATGGTTTTCTCAAGAGCACGACGCATCATCAACTTCATACCTTCTGGTGCATCTGTTTGAACCCACCAGTTAGTAGAAGAAGTCAAACGGCTGATTACTGAAGCACCTTCTGGCAACAAACCAATTGATTTAATTGGGTTGATGTCATTGTTTGCTGTACCAGCGCGCAATACTGACTTCAACAACACTTCGGCTTGAAACACGTTACCAGGAGCCACAACCAGTTTTAATGGTTGTAGGCGGATCTTCTTACCGTTGTTGTCAACAGCTTGACGAACCTGAATCAAC